CGTTTTTCTTAAGTTTTATAGCAATCGGAGATTTTTACAAACTTCTAGTGGGCCAAACTTCGATTTTTCAGTTATTAATTATGATAATTTCTTTGACCCTAGTACTTCTAACGACTCAACAAGGTTAGCAGCACGTCATTTATGTTTTATTAAGAACTTCGCTAATGAATTTGGTGAAGTTAGTGGTGGTTATGATGAGTTAATGTCGATTTTAACTAGTAATCAGGAAGGTAGGGATTGGTACGCATTGTATAAACAACAACTTAGTTTCTATTTAGAAACTTTCCAACAATATACAGGTACTGGCATGACTAATGATGAAATAGATTCCGCAAGGAAGGCTTACGCAAAAACATCAGAAGCTCGTTCAAAGTGCTCGAAGGCGCAGAATGAATTATTTGAGGAGTATCAGGCGAAACGTAAGGCGCGCAATAAAGTTATGTTAGATGAGATCTGCCGCGAATCACATTTTGGGATTGTTCCTCTAGTACGTTCAGATCATTTGACTATGGCACAAGCAATTCAAATAAGGAGGCTTAAAGACCCTGCTGAACGTGAAAAGTTAGAAGCATCGCTAGTACTTGATTTAAAGAAGGAAATAGTTGAAGAAATTAGAAATAAAGGCGTTTATTCAAAAATTGAGAGAATAATTTTGTAAAGGGACAGGTAGAAAGGAAAGTATTAGAAGATAAGGAGGACTTCATTTCGAGGATTATTGATTTCGTACTATTGTGGAAGGAAAGGAGGAGTGTAACCCTAAAAAGGACACGACCACCGTTAACAACTTTTTTTAATCACAAATTCTTAGGTAAGAAGGAAACATTAAGGGACCTTATAATTAGATTGTCGCCGACGTTATCAAACCAGGATAAAGAATATTTTGGTGAGTTAATGCAAAAACCGTGTTACCAACCGTATAAAGGTGTTAAAACTGTAAATAAAGATACATACCAGGTAGTAGATTATTACCCATGGTATAAGAAAATTGAGAAAAGAGTAGTACTCCCTACCGATAAGATTAAAAATGGTGTTGTACCTGAAAATGTTAAGGATGCTTTACCGATTCGACCAAGTTTTACAGCTAAATGGAGAGGTTTCGTGAACCAACCTGTTGGTGCGTTCCCTCAGAAGTTTGTGCAAACTGATCCTGTTTTCAAACAAGTAATTAATACTGAACGTGGAAATAAATGGTTTAGGAACGCTTTTAAGAATACTGAACATCAGGTGCATGCGTCAGGTGGTTGGGATACTCAAAGAATTAATATGCAAGAATTAGCTGACCCAGTAATAGGGCCCGACTATATTACATTAATCGAGGCTGCTGAGTCACGATTCGATAAAGTTAGACTACCTTATATTGAAGAAGGAATAGAAACTGTTGAGGTTTTAAATGTAGGAACCAACCCGAAATCGAACCCAGGATTTGTAGCTAGTAGGATCTGTGGGATAAACCATAAATTAAGTGATAGAGTGACAAAGCCATTAGCAGCTGAAGTTTTTGAGGTCGCTAAGAAGACGCCGATAGTAGATCGGACTCTATGGAGTGTGGGTGGTAGAGGTAGGAATTTTAAAAGTTCTGATGTCGGAACAGAAATTAAATCACGTGTTGTACTTATGCCTGAAAGTATACCTAAAATAATTGGATTAGCCGTTAGCGGGCCCTGGATGGACGCTATTGTGAAGATTAATAAAGATTTTCCTCAAAATGAGATTGGGGTTGGTATCGATTTTCAATTTGGGAACTATTTTCTGTTTGATGAATTCTATAGAAAATCACGAATACAAGTTGAATTAGATTGGAAAGGATTCGACACTAAGGTTAGTGAAGAAGAACTTGTTGTCGCTTTTGCGATACTAAGGGCTTGCTACCCAAAAGGAGAAGACTATGATAATCTATTTTACTACATGGCGAGTGGTAC